CTTGGGCTCGCTTGCTATCAGATACCCAAGCATCACCGATTTCCTTATCACGAAAATAAGCTTTGAGCTTCTTGGCATCCAGTTTTCCGTTTTCATCTAGCGGAGCATCTAGTTTGCCACGAAACTTGCCTTCATCGTTAAGTTTAGTAGCACCATGCCGGACGAAGTAGGCGACTATCTTCCATTCACTAGATGTGGGTTCCATTAGTGCCCTCTATTTAACAATACTCGTAGTATCTGTGAAATAGGAGCAGTATTGTCAACAATATGGAGCCGGAGAACGTAGCACCAATTGGGGATTACAGCCGAAAGCATCCTATCATAAGCTATATAGATGATAGGAATGCACATCAACACTCTACCAACCTCGCGAGACCAATTTTTACAGGCTTGATAGGTAGTAATAGCGCACGCGAGTAGCCCAAATAGAGCTAAGCCATCCACGATCATCATCTTATGAAGTACAAAGCCACCATTTGCATCAACTGCAAAGTCATTCCCTTCACGAACACCAGGGATACCACGAGATAGCATGGATGAAACCCAATCGCCAACCATAATGAATATATAGAACGCGAGCGCGTATGTAATTGGTGCTCTATTTTTTAGCCAGCCCCAAACTTTGCGGAACATGCTAGAGCTTCTTCGCTTCAGTTTGGACACCCGATACAACCTTGGCTTCTACAGCCTTGGCATCTGCCTCAGCCTTAGCTGCGATCTTGAGGGCTAATTTCACAATAGCAGCCTTCACTTTCCGTAGCACGGCTGGAATAAATGCACCAGCAACTAGACCAACACCTACTCCGGGTAGGGATTCAACTACAAATTTCGCTACATTTACTGACATTTTGGTTCCTCCTAAGTATATGAACTCAAATTGATTTTTCTTTTATCCAGCGTCGTAAAGAAGTCTTCCTCTCTACGTTTGGAATTCTTGCCCCTTGGCCTAAGAGTACATGCATACTGAAATGCATTGACCAAGTGATCGTTTCTTTTCCGGGGTTTCTCTTTAGCTAAGCCCTTCATCGCTCCCTTTTGGAATGTGTCCCAAGTATAGTGGCCTATCTCGAACTCGAAGTTTGGGTTCCCTGCAAAGAGATAGAACTTAGGATGGCGACTGTTAGGTGTAACAGTGGCGTTGATGTATTCACGGGAAACGTTGAGTCCATAGTCTTCCCCTACATCTGGAAGTCGAACGGGTATTCCACTTTCTCGCCAGAGTTGTGCGCCCGTTTTATGTGTTTCAGCATTCCGCTGACTTCCCCACTTGGGATCGAGAAGCCAGATATCAATTGGCTCTCCAGCGGATCGCATGATAATGCCTTTAGCGTGTTCAGAAACAATTTGATCTCGCTCGTAATACTCTCTGAATCCATAGAGATCACCATTATCACTTACAGCGATCCAAATCGCTGCGGTAACGCCCGTCGCAGCAGGGTCAATAGATACGATACGCTGCCAGTGACGTGGTATGTTGAACTCTGTAACAACGTGTCGAGCAATACTCCATTGCGGATAGACAAGACCGCTTCGGCGGACAAATCTCCCGTAAAGTCGTGCCCCCTCTTCAGGATCGCCTGCCCATTTAACAATTAACTTGTCCTTTTCATCTTGGGGAACATAGGGACTATTTATAGTTGAGAGTTGGCAGAACTGGATATCCGCTTTGCCAGCCACGAACTCTTCATAAAGGTCGAAGACCCAAGGAGTCCGTACTCCGCTATTGATGTCAACGAGAGGAGTAAGCGTGAGAAGAATTCGGCCAGCACAGTCCGCAGTTCGCTGATAACATTCATCAAAGACTGCTTCATCACACTCTTCATCAATCCAAATCAGATCAACTGATGCCCCTTGAAACTTCTCCCTGCCTGCATCAGCAGACTTCCCTGTAAGGATGGAACCATTCTCAAAGAATACCTGGAAGTCTCCGTCGCTTACTTTCCGAACTGCACTAGAATCACTTGGAAGGAATGGTGGGTGATTTTTGCCGTGTCTAAGCTTCTCGTACCATATTACGTCACGAAGAACGCCATAGTCCAGGCCAACCACCCAAATATTGTTCGGAGGCTCAGGTATTGGTAGGGTTTGTACCCACTTCCAAGCTGGCTCGTCCTTAAAATACTCTTTTCCAAGAGCCCAAGCAACAGCTATAAACGCCCCCAAAATTGTCTTGCCACTACGATTCCCACCCAGAATCCCGAATATCTTCTTCTTTTCAGTGAAAAGTGGCAGAGCGTCAGCCTGTTCTTCCCACGGCTCGAAGTACAGGATATACTTCTTCTCTCGCCTGTTCTTCTCTATCTTGTTGAGAGCACCCTCTCGGATTTCTGGTGATAGACGATTGAGTTCCTGAAGGGCTGTCTCTATCTTATTTGGACTTTCCACCGACTTTACCCTCTTCAACCTGCTTACGAATGGCGTCTAGGTCCCTCTGAGATAGCTCGCCAAACACGGATACTTGGCTTTCCGGCCCTACATAGCCACGAATCTTAGCAATCTTGAACAGAACTTCACCAGCCTTATCATGAGCGCCCTCTTCTTCTAACTTCTGAGCTAGAGAGATAAGCTTGCCCACAACTGTATCCTGAGTGAAGTTCGGGTCCTTAGCTAGATCAGAGAAGTAGCGATGGCGTTCTTGCCATAGGAGAGTGAGAAAAGAAGCTCTCTTTTGGGTCTGAATCAACTCTTCATTAGTTACATCAAAACCAAGTTCCGTACAAGCATGCCCAAGCGAGCATCCAGTACGAACCATCTGCTGAATGGCTTCAAGTTCCCAGTTTTGGAGTTTGGGTGTTCGACCCATACTAGCCCCCGAGTACGTATTCAACTAAAGTTGCACTCGCACTTCCCGTAAGGGTGAGAGCAGTGATACCAGCCGCGCCTGTTGGTTCAGAAAACGCGATAAAGGCTCCAGGTTGCAGGGTCACAATTTGAGCACTAGTCCCACTAGCAGGGGTCCAAGTCACAAGGAGGGTATTAGTCGCATGAAGATTCTTAACATAGAGAAAGTTAGTCGGCGAGATTGGAAGGGAGACAGTTGTGCCAACAGTTCCAACAGAGAGAGTTTGGGCTTCTGAGAAGGCCGTACCAGCCGTAGAAAGGTTAGTAAGCTGCTTCGAGAGAGCTACAGTTCCAGAAACACTATCCGTGACATTGAGTTGTCCGGCGAAGCTGAGGGTGATTGCCATTTTGAACCTTATATATTCTTATTTTTGAGCGAGGTACAGCTATGAGCGCAATGTTGCAGAGACGAAACCTAAAGTGGAGTCTCTAAACATAAGGCGGTTTTCAGAGGTAAATAGTTCATTTTATTTTCAACCACACCAAAAGTATTTAACGCATCTAAAGGACTTAGCCCTCACAACCCAAATTCGCTGGCGCTAGCGGTCAACTGAGCCTCCAAAATGTACCATTTCCAAAATTTCACCCCCATATTTGAGGCTCCAGCTATCCAAATCCCCTATCCTATACATACAACTGTATATATCTACAGCTTAATATAAACTCAGTCTTATCAACATCTTAGCCCCATCCCCCATATCAGCCCACTAGCATAGCTAAAGTGCTGTAAAACAAGCACTTATTTGAGGCTCCCTCACGGAACTTAACCCCCCTATTATCAACAACATAGAATTCTGAATTTCAGAAATTTCGGTGGGTATCTCCCAAACTCGATCAGGAGCGATCCTTAGCCTAAAGCCCTAATTATCAGCACTTTACGAACTCCGAGACGTAACTTGCTGATGCTTCGAGAGTTAGACACGGGACTGCGCAGCCAAAAATCTTAGAAGTGAGCGGCAAAAAGCTCCGCAAGCGGCGGTCAGAAAGGAAAACGGCGATGCTATCACAAGCTGAAGTACAAAGAATGCAAGCAGATTGGAACTACGTGCCAATGATCGCTAAGGTGTTCTGCTGGACTTACTTCTTCGTGATGCTCGGCGCTTGCATGACTGGACATGAGACGCTTGGCGGGTTGATGTTTGGTGTTGCGATTGGAGCTATTCTTGTATCGAGTAGTGAAGGGAGATAAGCCATGCAACTCCAACACAAAGCAGCACATAGAGCCGGAGCTAATCGGTACCAGATCATCAACATGGTGAATAGAGAACGGGTTGATGCGATGATAGCTCATGCTCGTTGGGCTGGTAAAGTCCTAGCGCGTGATATGTTCGCTTCCTTTGGGCTGCGCGGTTCGCATTTTGTGAGAAACAATGGACTTAGCACTGAGATGCTAGCCGATGGCGGAGAGCTATACAAGCGATTCCTGAATGATCTCTTCCGCATCTACGGCGTGCAAGAGCCGCTATGGAGATTTGCTACAAAGAGTGCTGTAGTTCAGCTAAAGGAGATGACAAAGTGACGATTAACCTTGAGACTGGGCAGTTGATGTACCGTTTTGGCTATACGGACAATTGGGAAGTGTTTCAAGATTTCGCTTCAGACTTCGCGGAGGATGTTTGGGAGTACGCGAATTTCATTATCAAGCACTGGAATCTCTAAGTCGAAACGTTCTAGCTAACCTGCTAGAACGTCTGTGGATTTAGTCCACACTGACGAGACTGTCAGCATTCCGGTGTCGTGTCGTGCCAGCGACATCGTGTAACTTTGGCACATTGGAGAACCACCATGTTTGAGAAAGAGCTAATCAATTTAGTTTCACAGATTGGCATGGAAGACTTGGAGTTCAAGGAATACGGTAGGAAGGGGAAGAAAATGGCGACCACGCACGCTATCAGCGTGATTTCCCCTGCGGCGAAGGTGCCTGGAGTTGATGGGCAAGTTGGTCGCTTGCAGATCACGTTCTGCGCGAATTGGTTGGACATTTCGGACGAAGCAACCTATCGCGCCAAGACTCAGGCGAATGCGGATAACGTCCTGGCCGCTCTGCCCGAAGACGTTCGCAATCAGTTGCTTGAGAAATACGTCAAGTAGGCCGAAACAGGGGGACTTCTCCCCCTGTATAGCGGTAAATCCGCTGCTGATGAGGCCAATGTCAAGGACCTCTCCCATCAGGGAGAGGCTTGGTGCCAAAAGTGCTAACCACACTTGAAACACTGACGTAAGCCAAGACTAGGGATGTTCACTGAACGTTCTGGGCATGGTAGCCCGAAAGCATATTAGGAATGCTCCACTAGTTTCTAAGTTCCTGCGAACGTCAGTCCCGAAGTGGGTAATTGCAAAGGGAGGTAACTCCCTGTTGTTTGTACCAGTAGGTAGCTGGCACCTGAAAGCCAGAAAAACAGAGGTGATTGATGTCACGAAGAGAAACAGCTTTAATTAATAAAATCGGTAGTCAAGGACCTCTCCCTAAAGGAGAGGCTTGCCCCCAAGAGTGCTAACCACATTCGAAAGGGCAACGTAAGCGGAGACTAGACAAGCAAGTTGAGTTCGCTGGTCGTGGTAGACCGAAGACACGCTGAGAATGCTCCACTAGTTTTCAGCCACTGTGCGGACCAACGTCGAAGTGGGAAATTGCTAGGGAGGTAACTCCATGCTTCACGTACCAGTAGTTAGCAGTACAGGAAAGCCGCTGATGCCCACAAGCAACAAGCGTGCTAACCAACTCATCAAAGCTGGGCGTGCTCTTCGACGTTTCAGCAAAGGTGTCTTTTACATCAAGCTGACTCAGCGTGCTGATGGAGATGTTCAAACAGTGGCATGCGGAATTGACCCTGGCTCAAAGAAGGAAGGGTTGACGGTCAAATCTGACACGCACACATTCATCAACATCCAGGCAGATGCAGTTACTTGGGTAAAGGATGCGGTTGAGACACGGCGGCAGTTGCGTCGTGCTCGTCGCAATCGAAATACACCGTGCCGTCAGAATAGATTTAATCGAGCAATTGGCAGTATTCCACCGAGCACAAAGGCACGTTTTCAGTGGAAGGTTCGATTGGCAATCTGGCTTTCGAAACTATACCCAATTTCGAAATTCATTGTGGAAGATATCAAAGCGCATTGCTTCGGTGGTCGTCGCTGGAACAAATCATTCAGTCCGTTGCAGGTTGGCAAAAAGTACTTTTACAACGAACTCCGAAAGATGGCTCCTGTAGACACATTGCAAGGCTACGAAACGTTCAAACTTCGCAACGACGCAGGACTAGAAAAAACCAAAGCAAAGATGTCTGACGTGTTTGAAGCACATTGCGTTGATTCTTGGGTGCTGGCGAACTACTGGACTGGTGGTCACATCAAACCAGACAACACAGAAATGTTGTTGGTCACACCGCTCCAATTTAGTCGTCGTCAGTTGCACGTTCAGAACTTTGCTAAGGGTGGCGTTCGTAAGCAATATGGTGGTACTCGCAGCATGGGACTCAAGCGTGGGTCGTGGGTACAACATCCGAAGTATGGTACATGTTTTGTTGGTGGTTCTTCTAAGGGAAGAATCAGCCTACATAGTTTGGAAACTGGAAAACGTTTGACACGGAGTGCGAAATCTCAAGACATCGCATTCTTGCATTATGCAAGTTGGAGGACGTCACTTCCTCCGCTGCCTAAAGTCAGCGGTCTCCGTGCCGTAGCCTGATGAAGAACGCATGGAGTTTATTCAGGCTGTTTTGTTCAATTCTGCTGGTGCCTGGAGCGGGTTTTGCGATACTTCGGATTCTCGC